GTTGCCAATGTAGCCTTCATCATCCGTTTTCGCATATTTCAATTGAGGTTCACGGACAAGGAGATTATTCCCCGGCGAATGAAAAGATTTATTGCAACGATTGCGGCAAGGATTTTGATATCAATACCGACGCAAAGTTTTGCGACCATTGCGGCGCAAGTTTGCTCAGAGAGGAGAAAAAGCATGTTAGCGAATAGTTATTTGATTTTGCAGGCTATGTGGCAAGTGGCTTTGAATTTTGGGATTGTGGGTTTTGCGATTGGATATGTGATTTATAAGGCATTTGACATTACTGTTTTGGAAAATAGGCGCACCAGGGCGCACTATGAAAAACGCAGGCGGGAGCGCAAGGAATTTGACAGGCAGAGAGAGAGAGATTTCAAGGCAGAGCTAAGGACTAAAAGAGCATTGATATAGGCATTTTTGAAATATGAAAAGCATTTGCTTTTTTGGGCTTGTAATATGTATTAACTTAACGGCCACGAAGGATAGGGTTGAGTGGTTGGTGGGGAAAGTTTGGGGAGTGTGAGGGGTGAAAACGAGCGGAGCGGCGTTTTCAAATCCCCTCGCGATAGGTTTTATCTTTTTATTTATGTTTGATTCTAAAAAAGGAGCAAAGAAATGGTTGTTCTCAAAAGGGAGTGTATGAAATGAGGATAGAAAAAATTTATTGTTATTGCTGTGGGCAGAGATTGGAGTGGAATAATGATTGATTTAGTATTAGATTGTTTTTTTGTATTGTTTTTTTCAGCTTGTTGTTTAGGAGTAGTTATTTTTGTTATTACAGGATTGATTTATTGGGTTTATTGGTTAAATAGAAGGATAAGGCGGTGGAGATAATGATTGATTATACACAAGACGATATTAAAAATGCTCGTGTGATAAATGTGCTTTCAACACCAAATGCCAACTTAAAAAAATCTAACGATATATCAAAATGGGCATTAGAAAAACAAATTACGGTTAAGCCGATAAATATAAATGGAACGCCAACTTGCCCTTGTGGTAATGAGGGATTATGGATTGCAATAGATAAAAATAATTGCAATTTTTGTCCTAGTTGCGGACAGCGCATTGATTGGAGTGAGGAATGAGCAAAGATAAATGGAAAAACGAGGAGTATTGCAAACAATGTATGGCAATTTTAGACACCCCAAGCGGAATGGAAATCAAACTTAATTACGAAAAACCACTAATTATTTATATGAATATATATGACGGACAGCCATTTTGGGCAATGAATATTCAAGAAATGTGTAGCAGGTGTCAAAAATGTGCGATTAACGATTTAATTAGGCATTTAGAGGAATATAAACCGAGTTGGGTAAAATTAGATTGGAGCGTGGAATAATGGGATTTACTAATAACAGGTATCAAGAGTGGGCATGCACTTGTGATATTTGTAATTGCACAGAAGTAGGACATAGTGGAGATATTACAGCAAATAACATAGCATCGTGGACGGCAGAACGATATAAAACAGCATTAAGGACTTATGGATGGAGTATAGGAAAATTCGTTAAATGTCCTGCTTGCAGAGGAGTGAGGAATGATGTATAAGCCATGCAAGAATTGTGGATGGCCAAAGAGAAGGTGCGAGTGCCGGGGGAAGATAAATTGCGATGAAGAGCTTTGGAATCTTAGGCGTGAGCTTTTGAGAACTGAGAATATTGTTGAGAAGTTGGAAGAAATTAAGAAATGCCTAATTCTTATAGCTGGTAGAGTTTAGGTAAAATGTAGAGGGGAGCTGCAAACGAAAGTGTGGTGAAACCTTTGCGCCGAGGGGCTGATCATAACCCGAGCAATATATTTGATTATGAATATGAGGGGGAGCAATTTGCGCGCAATGAGGCACTTTCGGGAAATATAAGTAATTACAGGGTGAAGGAGACGACTTGCGGGCAAATTCTTGAGGCTGATATATATCCAATGCCTGCGCATGGCATGCGCAAGGAATACAATAAGGAGCGGGAGCGGAAAAAGACCGGGGAGGCGCAGAGGAAAATCAATCAGCGCAATCGCCAACGGTTATTTTCACAGCTTTTGCATGCTAACTTCTATCATTTTAGCAATGTGTGGGCTACGCTGACTTATGATAATAGGCACTTGCCGCAGGATTATAAGCAAGCATACAGAGATTTTGAGAGTTATAAAAAGCGGATGGTGCGCCTAGCGGAGCGGGTGAATGAATATTTTTGGGAGCTTATGCAGATTGATTTTTTGCAAGTGCAACCGGCAAAGATAAGCTACATAACATTTTTACAAGCATTAAAAGAATATGAACAAGGAAAGCGAATTAAGGGGAATTTTAACACTATCGCTTTTTATTTGGCGCAAAATTTATCGGCGCCGATGGAGGCTATTAAATATTTGCTTGTGGTTGAACAATCAGAGAATGAGCGCTTTCATCATCATTTAGTGATTAACTTTCCTAACACGGAAATTGTGCAGGCTTTTTGGAAGTTTGGGCGCTCTAATAGTGCGAAGTTTGTTGTGCCGGACAAGCTTTATGGATTAGCGGGATATTTATCGAAGGACTATAAATACAAGAAGGAATATGAGAAATCTTTTACACATTCGAGGAATTTACATATGCCGCACAAATCAGCGAAGATGCGCGATAGGAAAGCTGGCAAGCGGACGGCCGGCAAGATAGCAAATGACAAGCAATATTGCTATGCGTGGTTTGCGCAGAATTATCCCGGCTATGAGCTTGTGGGGTTTCCTGAGGTGCGGACTAATGAATATTTCGGCGGTTATTGGATATATGCCCGGCTTAAAAGGATGGAATGATGGGATATAAGATATTGCGCTCGGTGAATATTCCAAAGAATAAGCAGGTGCTTATAAAGGCGACTTGCCTTGATTTTCGTGACCAACCTTATGATATTAAGCTAAAAATAATAAATTTGAGTGCTTCTTGCGGCGGGGAATATGGTTATTGGTTATTTAGAGTTATGACTAAGGGTGATTCTATTATTTCGGCTAGCATGAAATGCCCTTGTAGCGAAAAGACTTTGGAGCGGGCGCGAAAGAAATTTTATGAAAATTGGGATAAATGAAAAGTTGTCGTTAATGAGCCTAAAAATATGTTTTGCTTAAAACATAGAAGAGGTGAGTTGATATGGCACAATTATCGGATTTTTTGAGAGATGAGCCGAGCTTTTCGGGGCATTTACATAGTGAGCAGCCTGATAGGCCGCAGATGACGGCGAGCCAATTAAAAGCATTTTTTGATTATGTTGCTGTTTTTGGTGTTGCAATTGGGCAAGTGAACGGAGTTATTAATTACTTGATGTCGCCTGATTTTTCTGCCAATGAATTACAGATTATAAATCCTGATAGCGGAGCTTTGCAGAGCTTGCAAGATGGGATTGATTGGCTTAAAGCGCAAGATGATGAAATTAGGCAGGATGTGCAGAATTTAATTAGTAATCTTAATTTAGATTTTGTTACTGATATTACATTTAGCAGTAATCCAAATGCCGTGCAATACTCAATAAAATGGTTAAATCCAGTCACGAATGAGCCAAAAGGATTAGGTTCTGGATTACCTATTTCATCTACTTTGCAATCCGGGATATTAACTGCGGCAAAATTTCAAGAATTTCAAAATAAACTTGATAAATCAACTGTTAATGGTGATATTCTTTTTAACCCTGACAAAGTGTTTACTGTTTCAGGAGATAATTTAAGATACAATTTCCGATATAAAAATCCTGTAATTGATAGTGGATTTAATAATTTTTGGGAAAACATACCAAAGGCTAACGCTTTTGAACCGGGAATTTTAACTGCGGCAAAATTTAACGAGATACATACTCATCAGAATAAGGCGGTGCTTGATAAATTTGGCGAGAGCGGAGGACAGCCTACATATAACGGAAATCCTATTGGTGGGGGAGGCGGCACTTCAAATTTTGATGATTTGAGCAATCGGCCTAAATATAACGGTGTTCCTATGACCGGTGAAACTAATGTTATTAGCGGTGGTGGCGGCGGGGATGTTTATTTATCCGGAAACAATACTTTTACCGGTGATAACTCTTTTAGTAAAAAAGTTAAAATGAACGATAGTTTAGAAGTGCCGGCGGCTTTTGTTTCTAATTTTATCAATGTTAATAATGCTATTAATTTTGACGCCGCTGGTAAAAACAAGATTGAAAGAAATAATTCGACTAATAAATGGACGGCTCAAATTGACAATATATCGGCTAATGACGGAGTTTATGATAATAATCAGAGAGTTTATTCTCCTGTGAACCCTCCTCCAGGTGGAGGGAGCGGGAAATGTCTTAGAACTGCCACAATTATTGTTGGTAATGAAAATGAGGGTGATATAGCTGAAAACTGCGATATTTTATACAATGGCACAACTATAACACTAAAAGAGATTTTTGACTTTGTGCCGAACGGTTTTACCGGAGATATTATATTTCGCAGAGGCACTTATAACTTAACTCAAACAGGAGATAATCAAACAAAGATTATCAAGGGCAGGATATATGGCGAAGATTGTGTTTTTCAAATGTCTAATAACTGCAATTTACTATTTTCTAACAGTTCAGAAAAGGTTTTTATTGAAGGCATAAAATTTCAAAGCAATAATGTTCCTATTGTGAAAAGCAGCAATTCAAACTTGCATTTTTTTAACTGCAATTTTAGCAGTGTTAAGATTGAGCAAGTTTTGGGTGTTGTTGGCGGTAATTTAACTATTGATAATTGCAAACTAACTATTCTTCCGGATGTTAGATATATTAATCGATTTATTATGCTTAATTCTCATATTGTTTTGCACTTTTCTATGGCTCAATATCCGGCTGTTACAACCGGAGCGGGAATGGATATTTTGCGCACAACTATTGATGGATGTAAATTCTATATTACCGGAAATCAAAGCTCTACAAGTTATGATGTGTTATTTTATGGAAAGAATGGAATTGATATTTCGAACTGTGAATTTATAACAACCGGAAATGTGAATTATAGGGGATATACTTTAACAAATTTGAATGTTACCAATTGTTATATTGATGGTGGTAGCCAATGGGGCGCTAATAATGTATTTAACGCATTTTTATTTAGCACAGTTGCTGGAACACCTAATAACTTAATTGTTAAAATATTAAGATGTAAACATAATATTTCAATAACAATAGAAACTGCAAACGGAAACATTGGCACATATTATGGAGCGGGCACGAAAATCAGAGAATATGCAGTTATTGATTGTGATTTTAATTTTACATTTAATGTTACAAATATGAATAACGGAATACCATTTGTTTGGTTTTGGAATTATGATATAGCAAGATTTGAAGATAACAGGGTTATAATAAATGCACCGGGTATAAGAAATTCTGATATACCAACACGGCAATGGACTGTAATGGGCATGCAAGAACACGGGCAATTACGGCGTAATTCTATAATTCCGGGTGTTATAGACCCCTCGTGGAATAACTGCATATCTGCATTTGGTGGTTATAGAAAATATATTGAATCTAACTGGGTTGTTTATAAAGATGCTAATTCACATATTTATTTAGTCGAAGGCGCCTCATCTGCAAGAATGATACATCGTAACATTTGCAATAGGCGTTATTTAAGTGGGACAACTGACACTAATTTTCCTGATAGCGGTTCAACTGTTAGCGGAGTATTTGGTTTTAATACCGGAAATACATTCTAATTAACAAATGCGGAAGTTGCATTTCCCGATTCTTCCTCTTCTGTTAGCGGTGCTTTTGCTTTTAATAGGTAAGGAGTTTAATTATGGAAAAATTGAAAGAAATAAAAGTGGTTGATTTATTAAAAATAGGTGGTGTTGTTTTAGCCATAGTAGCTTCATTTTTAACATTACAATTTGAGGTTAATTCGATTAAAAATGATATGCGTGAGCTTAAGGAAATCAAAATAGAGAAAGAGTTAGGAATTATAAAAGCTGACCTTGATTATATCAAGAGCGACATTTCTATTCTAATAAAGGAGTTGACGAGACGATGAGTTGGATTCGAGCGGCAAGCATTAGGGCGCTAAAAACTGTGGCGCAGTCGGCTATTGCAATAATAGGACTTACGGCAGCTTGGCACGAGGTTGACTGGAAAATTGTTGTTTCAACTTCACTATTGGCCGGATTTTTATCTCTTTTGACGAGTGTGACAGGCCTCCCGGAAGTTGAAGGCTCAAAAAAAAGCTAAGACTAGGAGATTAAAATGAAAATTGCGATTGACGCGGGGCATGGGTTTAATACGCCTGGCAAACGCTCGCCTGATGGAACTATGCGAGAGTGGAGCTTCAATTCCGATGTGGCAACTAGAGTTTGTGAATTACTTAAAAAATATGGCATAAATACGCTGAGAACTGACGATATTATGGGAAAAAATGATATAGGACTTTCCGATAGGTCGCAAATGATAAGGGCTGAGAAATGCGATTTAAGCGTGAGCATACATGCTAACGCGGGCGGAGGGACAGGCATTGAGACTTTCGCATATAAGCCCGGGACGAATGCTGATAAATTGGCAAATCTTGTGCAGGCGCATTTAATTCGCAAGACAGGGATGAGAGATAGAGGAGTTAAATATTCGGGGTTTCATATGGTGGTTTATCCTCCATGCCCGGCGATACTTTGTGAGCTTGGATTTATGGATAACGCCAGTGATTTGGGTAAATTAAAAAGTGATGATTATAGGTTTTATTGCGCTACGGCTATAGTTGCCGGGATACTTGAATATTTAAGAATCGAAAACAAGGAGGACGAGATGACTAACGAGCAATTTGCAAAAATGATGGACCATTATCTTTATGAGCGAGGGCTTAAGCCGAGGTTATATAACGAGCATATAAAGCAAGGGATTACTGATGGAACAAGGCCGCAGAGCTGGGCTACGCGCGAGGAAGTTGCAATGATGATTAGTAGGATTTAGGGGCTTAGCAATGGGAAAGAAATTTGATATTACATATTGGCTTTCTGATGATGGGCTTGAGCGCATTAGAATTTATTCCTATGATGGAAACACAAAAGCGCAGATTGCGGCACTTATGGGGTGCGGACTTTCGACACTTAAAAAATATGAGAAAGATGATGTGAGTCTTGCTAAGGCTATAAATGCCGGGCGTGATGAGCTCTTAAAAGAGATTGAGATTTCGGCTTTTAAGCAGGCAAAGGGATATTACAAGACAATTATTGAATATGAAAGGGTTGAGGTTAGCGGGAATGATAAGGCCGGCAAAATCAAACCGCTGGAAACAGTTAAGCGCGTGGAGCGGGAGGTGTGGGTGCCTCCTGATTGGCGGGCTACTTCGTTCATAATGAGGAACTTGAAACCTGATTCGTGGGATAAATTGAAAAATGAGAGCGTGAAGGCGCAGGCCGCTTTGGCTGATTCGGCATTTAATATGTTTGCGATTCGAATGGAGGGGCAGGATTCCGATGACGACTTGGGAGGTTAAAAATGGTGTTAAGGAAATTATATTAACCGGCACGCCGCAAAAGGCGCAAATTCCATTTTTCAAATCTAGAAATAGGCATACATGTTATGGTGGGGCAAGGGGCGGCGGCAAATCGTGGGCTATGAGGCGAAAGCTTGTTATGTTGGCTTGCAGATATGCCGGATTAAAAATATTACTGCTTAGGCGGACTTATCCTGAAATAGCAACTAATCATATTAATCAGCTTATGAATGAGCTTATACCTTGCGGGATTGCAAAATATAACGATAGCAAAAAGACTTTTACATTTGCCAATGGTTCAACAATAAAGCTTGGATATTGCGCAAGTTACAAAGACAGCTTGCAATATCAGGGGCAGGAATACGATGTGCAAGGATTTGAAGAGGCGACCGGGTTTGAGGAAGAGTGGGTTAATTTTATTCAAACTGCGCTTAGAACAACAAGGAAGGACTTTACGCCGCGCGCATATTACACTTGCAACCCCGGCGGAGTTGGGCATTCGTGGGTTAAGAGGCTTTTTATAGATAGAAATTTCAATAAGAATGAAAACCCTGATGATTATGTTTTTTATCCTGCAAAGGTGGATGATAACGAATTTTTGAGGGATACCGAATATAAGCAAATGCTTATGAAATTGCCTGAGGATTTGAGAAGGGCGCATTTAGACGGCGACTGGGATGTTTATGCAGGGCAATATTTTAAGGAATTTAAGAGAGATTTGCACACTTGCCCGCCTTTTGAAATACCGAATAATTGGACGAAGTTTAGGGCTTTGGATTATGGGCAAGACATGACGGCGTGCTTATGGTTTGCTGTTAGCACTGAAAATAGAGTTTACATATACCGTGAGCTTTATGAGCCTAATTTGATACTTTCGCAGGCTGCATTAAGAATTAAAGAACTAACTCCAAAGGAAGAGAAAATTGCATATACGACTGCAAGCCCTGATTTATGGAACTCACGGCAAGAGACCGGGACTAGCGGAGTGGAGATTATGCGAAAGAGTGGACTATCGGGAATTATCAAGGCGAATAATTCAAGGGTTTCCGGTTGGAGAGTTATTAAAGAATATTTGCATTTTGATAAAGATAAAGATGGCGGTGAGCCTAAAATGCAAATATTTGAGAATTGCAAAAACTTAATTCGCACGCTTCCGCAACTACAATATGACCAAAGGCGAATCGAGGATGTTGCACGCGAGCCGCATGAGCTTTCTCATGCACCCGAAGCTTTAAGATATGGGTTGATGAGCAGGCCGAGGGCTGCAATACTGCCTAATAAGAAAAAAGAAATTTGGGATTTTGAAAAGCAGACTTATACAAATGACGGTTTATTTGGTTTTGGAGGAGCGGGAATATGAAGATTGCTATTTGGAAGAGTGAAAATGGCGAATTAGTTGAAAAATGGAGGTTTGAAATGGGCGGACATAATGCAAGAAGAATTGAATATGAGAACAGGCACTTTGAACGCGAAAGAATAAAAACATTGAAGCGCGATAAAAAGGAGCAAAAAAAAGCTGAGAAAAAGAAAACCATTGATGAGATAAATGCGGAAATATTATTTGAAAATATTAACAGTTATAACGGAAGCCAAGATGGGCAAAAAGAATACATTGATAATTAATTGAGGTGAATTTCATGGGAAAAAACAAAAAAGATGAGAGTGATTTGCAGATAACTGATACATATTCGAAATATCGGAAGGGGATTAGTTATCTGCAACAATTTAACTTTTTTAATGATACTGATAAATGCCATCGGTTTTTTGAGGGCGACCAATGGCGCGGAGTGAATGTTCCGAGCAATTCGGGGGTTAGCCTACCGGTGCTTAATATTATCAAGCCTATTTTGCTTTATAAAATAGGTGTTGTTGCGCAAAAGGGATTTGCAATTAATTATTCGGCTACTAATTATGATGACCCTAATTTGCAAATTAAGGCGACAAAGGTTTGCGATTTGCTTAATGCCGACGCACAAAGAAACTGGGAAAATCTTAATCTTGATACTGCTACATGGGAGATTGCTTTAGATAGCGGAATTACCGGAGAGAAATATGCATATTTCTTTCCAAAGATATCGAAACATACTGAGATTACACAGCCGGCTATTATTAGCCCGGTTATTAGCATTGATGATGAAGGAAACGAAATTATTGAATCTTATGATGAAATTCCGGCTATTGAAAGTGAATTTGAACGGCTTGACGGAATTGAAATGAAGCAGGTTGACGGAACTAATATTTTATTCGGT